AATTCGGCCGGGGGTGAGATGGACGTTGAGACGGTTCGTGATTGGCGGGTGAAGCTTGATCGTTGCGAGAACGCGATGAAATGCTCCGGAGTGCCGGCTTTCAAAGCTGCTAAAAATCTAATCCTTGATTGGGCTTTTCCCGAGGAAAGGCACGTGCAACCTGTCAAGCGAGCCCTTCATTCGTTGGCTATGGAGCTGGGGAAATTTCCGTTTTGAGAAAGGGAAAATGAGCATGTGGTGGGAAGAAGTGCTGAAAGCTGTTTTTTGGGGCAACTTCGGTTTCTGGTTTTGTGTTTGGTGGTTCAAGATTTGGAGATCGTGAGGTTGTTGGGACTTTAGGCGTGCGAAAAGTCAAATGGGCTTGCAATTCTCGAAATAGTCTGCAAATAGGCCTTACCGGTGCCGGGAGAGGTGCGCGCAAAATTCTGATGAACCTTCGCTCTAGCGCGGCTGAGCTTTCCCCCGGCCCACTCCATTCCCACAAAATGAGATTGGTTTAATCTGATATGGCTGCTCCCAAAGGGCATGCCAGGTACGGTCCCGGCCGAACTAAAGGCACGCCAAACCATGCCACGGCTGAAATCAAGGAACTTGCTCGCGTTCATGGCCCGGAAGCCATCACAAGGCTTGTCACTTTGATGCGCACCGGGGCGACTGGCGAGCGTCTAGCGGCTTGCAATTCGCTGCTCGATCGAGGCTATGGCCGCGCTGTGCAGCCCCACGACGGCGACGGGCAAGGCGGGCCGATCACAATCGTTGTGACGACGGGGGTTCCGAGGGCGTGAGCCTAAGCCAAATATTTTTGCAAATGGAAAGGGCCTTGCGTATCGTTAGCGCTTGGAACGGTGAGTTTTATTTTGCATTTTCCGATGCCGACCCTTGGTATTGGGGAGCGTAATGGAATTCAATCCTTTCGTCGATGACCAATTTTTCGATCCGTTCCGCATTCGGGACAACCTCAAGCCGAATGATAGCATCATATCTCTTGTGCCGCCGTTGTCTAAAAGAGCATACAAAGCGCTACAATTCATGCGCATCTCTACGGTCGGCCAGCTGGTTGAAATATGTCACCATGACGTCGATAATCTGCGTATGCCAAACTTCGGGCGCAAGTCGCGCAACGAAATCAAGGAAGCGATTGCGCAGCTGGCCGAAAGGGCTGATCTTCCGTGATCGAGCGCGCCCGAAATCTTGCGGAATCAGTCAGCGCGGTGAACGCCTCGCTTATGGCTCATAAGCAGGGCTTGAAGATGGCGGTCGTTTCTGAAGATGCTCTGTGGCAGCTAGAGCAATTTTTCCTTAGTCGTGGGCCGAGTGAGTTAAATCGGGATACATTCCACGCGCTGCTTAAATTTTATAGGGCGCGTAATCCCTGATCGAGCGCGCCGTCTCGCTCACCTACACTCCCCGTTCACAATTCGTCCACTTCCACAAACGCACGCAACGTTGGGCGTGCATGATCTGCCATAGGCGAGCCGGTAAAACAGTCGCTTCGCTGATGGACCTGATCGATCATGCTATCCGGCTCAAGGACGGAAGATTTGCCTACATTGCGCCGCTTAGAAACCAAGCCAAAACCGTTAGCTGGGACTACCTCAAGGACTTCGCGAGACCTATTTTTGGCAAGCCGCCTAATGAGGCTGAGCTGCATGTGGACCTACTCAACGGATCACGAATTACGCTCTATGGCGCAGATAATCCGGACGCTTTGCGAGGACCATTTTTCGACGGGGTCGTCCTCGACGAATACGCGGACATAGCGCCGTCGCTCTTGTCGGCGGTGGTACGCCCGGCTCTCGCGGACCGCAAAGGGTTTGCAGTCCTCATGGGAACCATCAAGGGCCGCAATCAGCTCTGGCAGGCATACACGGCAGCCCAGAAGGACGAGGCCTGGTACACGGCCCTCCTAAGGGCTTCTGAGACGGGCATCCTGTCGGCTGACGAGCTTGCTGACGCCAAGCGGCTTATGACGCCGGAAAGCTATGCGGCTGAGTTCGAATGCGATCCATCGGCTGGCATTCTTGGCGCATACTACGGCCGTGAGATGACGGCGATCGAACAGGAAAGCCGCGACGGCAAACTTGAGCCGATACCAGAGCGCCCGATCCACTGCGCGTGGGACTTCGGCAACGGGCTCAATATGGCGGTTTGGGCGTTCCAAGTTGGTGAGCGCGGACCGCTGATTCTAGACTTCATTCAGATGAGCGGCTGCTATTTCGAGGACTATCTCAAGGAGGTTGTGAAACGTGGCTATGAAGGGTTTGATTATGTTCCGCACGATGCGCGTGTTCCGTCCTTTGAGACAGGTCGCACCCGCATTGAAACCATGGCCGCGTTCAAGCGAAATCCGGTCCTTATCGCAGACCACCACGTCGACGACGGAATCAACGCCGTCAAACTCATGCTACCCAGAGTCCGCTTCAACGGAGTGTCATGCGCCAGTGGAATCGAGGCGCTGAAGCAATACCGGCAGGAGTGGGACGAGAGGGCGCGCGTCTTCAAAAAGACCCCCGCGCATAACTGGGCGAGCCACGCCGCGGATGCCATGAGGTATCTCGCGATGGCGTGGCGTGAAATGCGCCACGAGGCGCCGCCACCACCAAAGCCGATGTTCATTCCGATCGAGGAGATGACGTACGGCGACTTCATCAAATTCAGCAAAGGCGAAGGAAAGCGGGAACGAATATGAAAGTTTCAGTTGGAATATGTTTTGCGGCGCTTTCGGGCGCCTTTATTTTTGCCTCACCAGCTCATGCCGTCGACATGACGGATGCGCGAGTTTTTATAACCATCAATGGAAATGATGCGACGTGCAACGCACAGCCTGTCGTGGCTGGGCAGAACCCGAATCTGATCAACGCTGGCACGATCCCATGCCGGACGATTCAGCGTGCATGCGACATCGGTGTCGGCATTCCCAAAGTTCATATTGCGCCGGCCGCGAATGCGACTTCGTCGGGAGTCTTGTTTCTCGATGCGCACGGCAATCCTGGAACGTACCAGGAGAACTTCGTGTGCCGCATCAGTGGCACCCTTGGAATGCCGGTTGCCTGGCATATCGCAGAACAGGTCCAGCCACTTGGCGCAGTCTATCTGTCGCATGTTCCTGGCGCGCACAAGCCGATAGGCGAATTCACTGGAGACTACATCAATCTTGGCTGCGCCGGGTGCCACTTCGACGGCAGTGATGGTGACGGCATTTACATACATGGAACCGCTGCGAGACATGCGGTCGGGCAGAAAACTTATTACGGAACGAGCGTCAAGGGCAACATGGGCATTGGCGTTCACATGCGCTGGAGCGATAGCGGACTTATAACCAGCGATAGCATCTATTGGAATGCTGGCGAAGCGTGCGTTGTCGTTGAGGATAGCTTCGATGTCGATATGTACGCGAATGCTATTTACCGCTGCGGCTCAACGAGCGGAATTCCGGTCAGTCCTAAGCCTGGTGTGATCCTTAGGAACGTGAATAGCGGCGAGTTTGAGAACAACAAGGCGCTTTACGCGGTAAGCCCTGGTCTGAGACTCATCAATTCGCCTAATTGGACGGTGCAGGGCAACCACGTGACTGCAGCCGGCTATCCTCCGTTCTCGTACGAGGCAGACACGGCAAGCCAAGTTGGCTTGGTGGTGGGCCCGAATTGATGGAGCCCCACATCAGGTTCTTCGCACGGCTAGAGCAATTGCTCAGAGAGGGGCATGGTCCGATTCTCGCTTTGACTGGTGTTGCGCTCATAATCCTATCCCTCATTGATATGGGGTATTTTTGATGGACAAGCCGCAACAGCGACTAACGATAAACGACAATAGCGGCTATGGCGGCGGCAACCTCGATCCTCAAAGTCTCCAAATGCTCGCGGCTGCTCTCGCTCAGTCTGGCGCTTTGCCCCCGCCTAAAGGCGAAGGCCAGCATACACTGTCAGCTCCTCCAGACACATGGGAGAACCGAGCTTACAATGCTCCGCGCGTTGGCGGACAAGGCAATACGCCAGGCGGACCAGTTGACGGCTTAACGCCGGAGTCGATGGCGGGCGGCGCTTCCCCTCGTCCAGACATGGGCGGCCTTGGCGGAATGACTCCTCCTGATCCTGCTGGGGCTGGGCGTTCACCTTACATTATCAATCAAATTCCAGACCTGCCGCCGATCGACCGGACCGGCGTGCCGATGCCGATCCCGACAGACACCTCAATGTTTGGCGGCCAAATGCAGCCAATCAACAATATGCCGTTTGGTTTCGGCGGTCTGTTTGGAGGCGGGTACTGATATTGATGTTTAATAAATGGTGGGGTGACCTTGTTTGGACGGAGAATAAGATGCCGATAGGCCGCGATCTGCAAAATGGCATGAAGCAACAAACGCGATCCGCGCTGTGGTGGCATGACCTCGATTGGTGCGTCGTTGCGCGGGAGCGCGTTGGCTCTGTCGTCTCCGTCAACTTCAATCCTCCGTCGCCACGGCGTTTTCGTGAGAAGAACGCCTGATGCCTTGGACGCCGAAGGAATTCGCCGCAAAACATAATCACAAGTTCAAAGGCAAGACGGCGGTGAAAGCCGCCTCTATGGCAAATGCGATGCTGAGAAGCGGCGCATCGGAAGGCGTTGCAATCGCAACAGCAAACAAGCGTGCGCCAGCAGCGGCGCGTAAGTCAAACAAAGGAAAATGAAATGACGACGATGATCAAAATGAATCAGGTTATCTCCACCACCGTTGCGCGGCCTACCGGCTTCGCATCGGCAAATATCAAGTGGGTAATCCCGGTCGAGCCGCCCGCAGCTCCGCTGCCCGATGTCTTCGCATCGGCGGAAATGACGCTGATGGACGGAACCAAGATCAAGGTCGTGGAAACTGTTGACGACGTTGTGGCGGCGGTGAACGCGTAACACGGATGATAGATCAGGTTCGTGAGCTTAATGAATTGCGCAGACGTCTAGCCAAGCTCTATGGCTGGTATTTTGCCGGCGTCACAAGCGCAATTCAAGAGATCGAAGAAATTGAACGAACGATCGTAGGGTTTTGGGTAGGGCATACGGTAGCAAATTCTCATGATTGACGATGGCCTGCCTAGCGACGCACCTAAATCTGGTCGCGTCGGGGCTTGGCTTTCGGCTATCGAACGAGCGTACCGCGGCCATGACATGGCCAAGTACAATGAGCGGTGCCGAAAAATCCGGCGCCGATACCGCTACGAAAGTTCATCGACCGTAAAGTCTCGAAAGTACCAGCTACTTTGGAGCAATATGGAGACGATGAAGAATGCGGTGTATGCCAAGCCGCCTCACGCTACGGTCTCGAGGCGCTACAGGGACAATGATCCGGTTGCGCGCGTTGCGGCCGAGATTCTAGAGCGCGCAACAAATTTCTCATTCGACGCAGCAAACTTTGACGACGTGTTCAAGCAGGTTCGCGACGACTATCTGTTGTACGGCCGCGGTGTTGCCCGCGTTTATTACGAGCCAGAGTACGAGACCAAGGACGATTTGAATGAAGACATCACAGACTCAAGCTCAATTGTGGTACGCCCGAATGGGAAAGGCGGCACGGGCTTGGTTGATCCGGGAACAGAAGACGGAGGACCTGAGAGGGAGGCCGGTCAGACTAACGGAGGAGGAGAACTCCCAGTTTCTAAAGGCGCTGGAACAGGAGAAAATGATCTCGACGAAGATCAAACAGTTGCCTTTGAAAACGTCCGAATCAGGTTCGTCCAGCGTTCCGACTTCCGTCATCAGCCCGCCCGCACTTGGTCCGAGGTCCAATGGCTCGCATTTCGTGCATATCTCACACGCGCTGAGGTAATAGAGCGGTTCGGGAAGAAAATCGGCAAGGAGATCAACCTTGATAGCGATCCCGTCCATGACGAAAACGAGCGTGAGGGTTCTGAGGCTAGAGGCGGGGCCGATGCCAAAGCGACGGTCTGGGAAATCTGGGACAAGGCCAAAAACAAAGTCCTTTGGATTGCGAAAGGATGGCCGGATGTCTTGGAGGAAGGCCCGCCATATTTGGAACTCGACGGCTTTTATCCGTGTCCGCAACCGGCATATGGCACGCTTACGACGGACTCGCTGGTTCCGGTTCCTGATTATGTTTTTTATTATGATCAATGCGAGGAAATCGATCAGCTTACGGCTCGCATCGGGGCTCTATCGGACGCTCTGAAGCTCGTTGGCTTTTATCCTGGCGGACCATCGGGCGATGGCGTACCGGAAATCGAGAAGGCTTTCGCGCCCGGCTTTGAAAACAGGATGATCGCCGTCCAGTCATGGGCTGCGTTCAAGGAAGGCGGAGGTGGCCAGGGCGCGCCAGTTGTATTTCTTCCGGTCGAGCAAGTCCTCACCATCGTCGAGGGCTGCATCAAGCTCCGCCAGCAGCTTGTCGAGGACGTCTATCAGATTATTGGCCTTTCGGACATCATGCGCGGCGCAAGTGACCCGCGTGAGACCGAAGGCGCACAGCAGCTCAAGGCTCAATTCGGCGGAACACGCATTCGCAACAGACAACAGGAAATTGCTAGGTTCTGCCGAGACATTGGCCGGCTGGTAGGTCAAATCATCGCCACATATTGCCAGCCGGCTACCATCTTCAAGATGACCAACATCACGCTTCCTACGAAGCAAGATGTGATGATGGCGCAGTTGCAGTCGGTGCAGCAAGGCAAGATGGCTGCACTTAGCGGCCAGCCACCGCCACCGCCTTCACCGACTCCCGGTCCTACGCAAGAGGATGTGTTTAGCCTACTGAAAGATCAGCTAAATCGCAGGTTCAAGATTGACATTGAGAACGATTCGACGATTTCGGGAGACGAGTCGCAGGAACGCAAGGACCGGCAAGAATTCATTGTTGCGATCACCAACTTCATGGAAGCTTGGGGACCGATGACGATTCAGAAACCAGAGCTTACGGACCTCGCCGGCCAGGTTCTCTTGTTTGGCGTGCGCGGGTTCCGCGTTGGCCGTGAACTCGAGGAGGTAATCGAGGAGACGGTCGAGAAGCTCAAGTCTTCCGGCCAGTCACCGCAGCAAGACACCAAGCAGCAGGTCGAGGCGATCAAGCTGCAAGGCACGCAGATGAAGACGCAGGCTGAGGTGCAGGCCAAGCAGATTGATGCGCAGGCCATGATGGCAAAAGCGCAGCTCGACATGCAGAATGCCAAGGACGATCACGCATTCAAGATGGCCGAGTTGCAAATGAAATATGCGATGACGCTGCAAGAACATCAACACAAGATGGCCGAGGGACAACTGAATCACTCGGCAAGCGTCGATAAGATGCACATGAACGCGCAGCAGCACGCGCAGTCCATGCAGCAAGGTGCGCAGAAGCAAGCGGCCAGCGCGCAGGGGGCTAACCAGGTGAAGGTCAATTGGCCAACGAAACAGCCGGGGTTCTGATGATTTTAGCAGATATGCCTATAGGGGTTTGGTTTTGGAATGATGATTGGATGATTGTCAGTGAAGCCACGATGAATAACATTATTGCGGTGCAATTCCGCGCTTGCATAACGGAGCGGCCTGTTCGGCCAAAGAAACACCCTTGGTGGGACTTCAAATGACACTTGCGCGCGGACTATTGCTTAGCCTAACAGTTCTTATGTGGCCATATCACGCCCATTCCGCCGGCACGATCCTAAACGGCTGCGTCACTACGCCTGGCCTGATCGATGTCGGGACACCTGCGGTTCTGTGCGACACGAGTGGACGTTTCGCTCTTTCGCCTGTTGTCACGTCGCCGTCTACCTCTGTCCAAGCGTCGAGCGGCAATGTCGCAGCTGGAACGGCGGCAGCGGCGCTTCCATCCGTCACGGGCAAAACGAATTATCTGGCCGGCTTCCAAATCAACGCTGGCGGCGCAACTGCTGGAGCTTGTGTCAGCGCAACCATTACCGGCCTCTTAGGTGGTACGGCGACATATGCCTATTGCTCGGTGACCGGCGCGGGACTGCCGAGTCCTCCGCTAGTGGTGAGCTTTAATCCTCCCATCCCGGCTAGTGCCGTCACTACGGCCATAACGCTTTCCGTTCCGTCGCTCGGCGCCGGCAACACGAACACATCAGCGAACGTCCAAGGCTTCGTGCAGTGAGCCAAATTGAATACGAGTATGATACTCACAAGCTCGGGTTGTTTTTGGATAAATGGTTCCCTGAATGGGAAGAGTGGTCAGACGAGATGTTGATGCAAAAGATTGCTGAAAGTCTTGAGATAGATGTCCCAGCAAATCAACTTCAACGCTGACCCTACAGCGGCGGGCTTGAAGCAAGTCCTGATTCTTGACGATCCGGCCTATCCCGGCGTCGTCCAGTGCAACCGCAACGCGGACCCTGTCGCGGTGGGCGTGGTGCAAGTGAACATGAACAAGGACCCTAGCACCGTTGGGCTGATCTTCATCCACCTGAATGCTGACCCATCGGCGTCGGGCACATTCGTTACGGGCGGGGCCTTTGTTATTGACGATCTCGGCGACCAGGTGGTTACCGATACGGGCGCACAGGTTACGACATGACGAAGTCGGCTACCGCCATGAGGCGTATTCTAGGCTTTCTCTTTGTTTCAGCTTTTTGGTGCCAGC